AGGAACGTTTAAAAATAATTTTGGCATAACAACCTCAGACTGGGCATACCTGCGCCTCTCCATAGTTGAATTGCATTTAGGCGATGGAATGAGGTACAAAGTAATGATTGACAGCGTAAACGTTAACCATACAATTTTTAACGACAGAATGGTCCCTATATTTTCAACAGTTCGCTTAAGTTGTCGTAGACTTCTTGATTATCCAAGTCAAAACCTTTCTGTAACACAGCCAGGAAGGACCTCATAATGATATTTTTAGATAGCAGGTACGTTGATGGGCGGTTGTACAAAGCCCGTGACTCACGCACTAACAAGTTTCAGGTTTCTGTATTTCGAGAGTTTCCATCTGAATCATCTAACTACTTCCTATACACCTGGGTAGAGACTGACAGAGTAGACAACCTTGCTAATAGATTTTTAGGAAGCCCCCTGTTATGGTGGCGCATAATGGACTTTAATCCAGAAATTATAAACCCAAGTATAATTTTACCTGGAACTCAACTAAGGATTCCAAATGAATGATAACTTGCGTCAAAATAGACTAGGAACAAAGTTCTCAGTTACATTTCCAGACTTTCCTGGATTTAACCAACAACCTAAAAACTTTCGGTTAATTCAAGAAATTGGTAAACAAGATGTAATAGAACTTTCTTTTCCCTATCAATCTACTTTTTACTTGAAGGCTTTAAAAACTGGTGTAATTATGCTTGTTCAATGGCAAACTCAAATGGCTAAAGGAAAATTTTATGGTTACGTGTATCAAGTTGAGCCAAAAACAGAAAAGAGTATGGACCGTAGAGTTGTAGTTAAGGGTATTGGGGCTGCTTTTGGATTAAAAGAAACTGATGACAAAATTTGGGTAAACAAATCTGCCTCTCAAATTGTTGAAGAAATATCTAAGAAGTTTAAGTTAACCTCAAAGGTAACTGCTCACAAAACCATATTTAGTCAACAGTCTATGGTTAACCATACCTATTGGGAAAAACTACAGGAGTTAGCAAGAAGAATAGGGTACGTTTGTCAAGCATACGGTACCGAAGTTCACTTTCACCCTTTAGATAAAATGATTGACCAGTTTGTAACGTCAGCCCCAATTCTGAGCGCAGAAGATAATGAAATACCTCGATACACTTCGGTATACCAAACTAAACTAGATTCTTTTGTGCCTTCTATGGGAGACTCAACTGCTCTTTCTATGTTCAATAAAAGAGAAAAAAACATAGCAGGAGTTGACCCTTATACCGCAAAAGTTTTTTCTAACTCTTCTTCACCGTCTAGTAAAAAGAAAATTAGAAAAGATGTAAAAACGCCATTATTCAAAGAGTCACTGTCTACAACAATATCAGTAAGTCCAAATATGGCTAGAACGCTATCTGATGCGCATGCAACTTTGTCAAGGTACTCTTATTTTGCCGAAGGAACTGGTCAAGGAGACCCAAGAGTTTCCCCTTACAAAACGATAGACATTAGAGGAACTGGGGAATTTACTGATGGTTATTGGGTAATCACTAAGGTAGAGCACTTTGTTACTTGGTTTGGAAAATATGAAATGGAATTTTCTTGTATGACAGATGGGGTGGGAAAAAATCAAGACTCATCTAAAAGACCAGAGGTGGCACCCTCAAGTCCTACTAGAAATGTAGAATTTGAGATGTCTTTAGATGAAATTGCGGCTCCAACTAAAGTCAAAATTAGTGCACCTTCTGCAATGATAAAGCAGACGAGCGGCGGGTTTAAGGTTACTCCAAGAAGATGGGAAAGTAGATGAATAAGGTAAAGAAAGACGAAGTGGCAATATCTTTGCCCTTTTCAATCGACCCTTACGGCAAAGTAAGTCAAACAAAAGACCAATCAAAAATTTGGGCTGACAAAGTCAGGTCAGTAGTAGGAACCGCTGTAAACGAAAGGGTTATGAGGCCCTTATTTGGGACAGACATTCCTCTTGCTATCTTTGAAAACCAGGACTCTGCTGCTGACATTGTTCAAGACTTGGTCACAACCTCCTTCAACACCCAACTTCCAAGACTAGACCTTCAGTCAGTAAACACGGCTTTTGACTCTTTTACAGGCACCATTAATCTAGAAATTATCTACGCTCTTCCAAACGAAGAAGTAGTATCCACTACAATTGGATTTATCGCATTATCAGGCAACCTAATTCCTTATGAGGAGAACCTATGACAGTCACCCCTCCGTCCAATATCCCTATTGCTTTTGACTATACCAGCAAGGATTACACCTCAATTCGTGAGGAATTGATAGCACGTATCCAAGACCGTGTACCTAACTGGACTGCTGCTGACCCTGCAGACTTTGGAGTTGCTTTAGTAGAAGCATTTGCTTATATGGCAGATTTACTCTCTTACTATATAGACCGAAGTATAAACGAAGCATTCCTCGTAACTGCGACACAACGTCAGAGCGTGCTTAATATTGCTCAAACGTATGGATATGTTCCTGCAGGTTATCGTCAGGCAACAGTGGATGTTACTTTCAGCAACTCTTCAGCATCACAACTAACAATTCCTGAAGGAACAGTAATTACTGGAGAAATAGTAGTTGGAGACACTGTAACAACTCTCTACTTTACTACCGATGCTGCTGCTGTGGTTCCCGCTGCTGTAGCCTCAGTGCCAGGAGAAGAGACCGTCCCTGCTTCTGAAGGACGTTCAATCATACTTGTTGGAGATGATGTCAATATTTACGGTGAACGTATTGGGAACTCTACAGGAGAACCTGGAATGTCATTTGAACTAAGTCAAATCCCCGTAGTTGATGGAAGCATAGAACTGTATGTACAGGACGGTGACCTTTACACTAAATGGACTCAAGTACAACATATCATTGACTACGGTCCAACAGACCAAGTATTTACTGCGGTATCTGATGAAGACAATGTAGTTACAGTTTTACTTGGGGACGGAGTTTCAGGAGTAATCCCAACTTTATACTCAGAGATTCGTGCTAAGTACATTGTGGGTGGTGGCGCATTGGGAAATGTAGAGCCAGACACCATAATCACTATTGACTATTTACCTGGGTTATCAGAGGTTCAGGTCTCTGCAATTCAAAGTGCGATAACCGTAACCAACGACGACGTTGCGATAGGTGGAGCAGACCCTGAAGAAACAGACCAAATAAGAACCTCTGCGGCGCTCTCATTAAGAGCAAACAACAGAGCAGTTACGCTGCAGGATTATGCGGATTTGGCTTTAGCAGTGACTGGAGTTGGAAAAGCAAATGCTGTAGCAAATGTGTGGACCTCTGTAACTATATACATTTCTCCAACAAGAAACACAACAGATGCAGATGAAAGTCCAGGATTAGATGGGGCAGGCAATCCAACTATTGAATGGACGGAGTTAGAATCTGACGTAGAACTTTATTTGTCTGATAAAACTCTTTTAGGAACTTCAGTAACAGTCTCTCCTCCTGTCTATGTAGACATTGTTGTTGGAGTTGATTACACCAAGTTAGACCAATACACAGCGTCCGAGGTTGAGGGCTCTATAAAAAATCAACTATTAACAGATTTTGGGTACTCAAACATGGACTTTGCAGACACGATATACCCGCAAGATATCGAGTACTCTGTGCAACAAGTGCCAGGAGTAAAAACTGCAAAAGTAACTCTGTTCTATATCGACGGAGGTTCAGTGGCGCTTAACTCTTCACTAGTAAGTGGTTCTGATGAAATATTTAGACTAAAAGAAGAAAACGTAACTCTTGTATAATGGATATTATAAAAAGATTACAGGGAATTTACAGAGGAGTTGTCGTAGACAACCGAGACCCACTTCATTTGAGGCGTCTAAAGGTAAAGGTTCAGTCCACTTCGTTTAACAGTGACTCAGTAACGAATTGGATTTGGCCTGTTGTCTCTACTAAAAGACCTCCTGCAATTGGAACTGGTGTCTACATCCTCTACGTAGGTGGTGACCCAGAGTATCCAGTATGGATTGGTGAGTTCTCAAAAGAACCACAGGGAGTCTTTGCTTACGGGTCTTGGTTTAGTAGTTCAGACCAAACTGCCGCTGCTATCAATACAGCCTATAACTTTTCAGTAAACAACAAAGACTATGAAGAAGGAATAGCAGTAAAAGATAATTCAAAGTTTACGGTAGAAGAAAGCGGAACATATAACGTACAGTTTTCAGCCCAAATACACCACAGAACTGGTGGAGGAGGAGGGTCAGGAGACAGCATCTGGATTTGGTTAAAAAAGAATGGCTCTAATGTAACCAATTCTGCAACTAGGCTAAACTTAAATTCTGGAAAATACGCAGTTGCTGCATGGAACTTTTTTATTGACTTAAAACATGATGAATACGTTCAACTGGCTTGGTCTACTGATACCACTCAAATGGCAATAGAAAGCGAATCAGCATCAAGCCCAAAGCCAGCAGTACCCTCCTTAATCGTAACCATGAACCAGATAGCCTAGGAGTTCAGCAGACAAATAGGGGGCAAGTAGACGAAAATAGACCTTTAAGGTCGGAAGGAAGAGGAAAGTGACAGCGTCATATCCCACAACGGTTAAGTCGTTCACCACAAAAGTGGACTTTACAGACACCGTCCTTGCTGCCCATGTGAACTCTCTTCAAGAAGAGGTTGTTGCTTTACAGGGTAACCTAGGCACAAGTATTACCACAGGTTCTGGCTGGGTAGGAACAGTTGATTTTTCCACAACCAACTGGAACACCCTTAAAGACCGTTTAGCAAACATTGAGTACGGACTCAAAGATGTTTACGATGACTTTATATCTCTAACAGGAGGTTCAGTCATCACATCCTCTGCAAACAACGTCATAAGCCTCACCATAAAGGCAAAGTCGGGTCAAACAGCAAACTTGATTGAGTTCAAAAACTCTTCTAACGCAGTGGTTTCAAACGTAACCGCTAGTGGAAATATCTTTACATACAGTCAACAGGTTGTTCCTATCGTGTACTCAGCAACTCAGCCCTCAAGCGTTCCTGCTGGAACTATATGGGTAGACTCTTCTTCAGATGTCTCTATTATTTCTCCGCAAGTAGATGGAACAGATATAACAAACTTATTAATGTCCGATGATGGAATCAAAATACTGATGGGAGCAATCATATGACATACAAAACA